GTTGGAGTGGAACTCCTATCATGAACAACAACCGAGTGGTTGGAGTCCATCGAGGGTCGTTGAACAACGTAAATGTTGGATCGACTACCATCTGGACTATGAAAGAGGAGTCTGAAGCTTACGGAAATGATGACTACAGTTATGTAGTAGATTTAGATCCTGATGCCTACGTGCGCATGGTTAGCTATGCCGACATAGATGGGCGTTATGATTTTGAATTTACTAGAAGTTCTGTAGTTGCAAAACCTCGAAGAAAGCTTAAGTCCTTTAGGGAGTATTTGGAGGATACTAGTAAAGTACCTGACAATGCTCCCTGGGCTGATTATCCATCGCCTATGGACTATGCTACTGAGAGTTCTCAGCCGGGTTTTCAGAAGGAGATGAAGACCGTTACTTTTACCCCATTAAGTGGAGTGAAAGTAAACTCATCTCCAGAGAAGGCATCGGTCTCCAAGAAGTCGGCAAAGTTGCCCTTGGTTCTTTCAAGAAAGAAAAGAAAACAAGTAGCTTTGTCACAATCGCGTCAAACGCAAGGCCTAGTCTTGCAGAGTGGGGTTGGCCATCGGTCTCTGCAGCAGCAGAACGACAGTCCCTCCTCACCCAGGCCCGAAAACATAGAAGTGTTAGTTATTCTTTTGACGAGGCGTCAAGAACGTTTGTACAACAGAATTTGCCATACACGCCGCTTCCAACAGGCTTTACGGGCTCATCCGAGTCCTTCAACCTTACGGCGGAATCTATTAGACTTCGTTATGTCCTCGAATACTGCGTCGATAGGAAATCCTCTCCAGGATTTCCTTGGTGCACTCTAGGACAAACAAATGGAGAGGTGCTGGACTATCATACCCCCAAGGTTATGATGTCCATTATGAAGCGCCTAGAGAAACTTCATAAACTTGATACTACTAAAGTTTATGAACCTTGGGAATTAGTAGATATGGATTGTTGTGATCCTGTAAAGCTTTTCGTGAAAGGAGAGCCACACAAACTCACAAAAATAAAGGAAGGTCGATTCAGATTGATTTTTAGCGTTTCTTTAATAGACAATGTAATTTGTAGATTACTTTCGTCTTTGCAGAATAAAACTGAAATATCGAAATGGAAAGACCTTCCTGCAAAACCTGGAATCGGTCTTGATGACGACGGACTCCGCTCATTGCATTCCTATGTTACCAAAATGACACAGGAGGGTACAATTAGCGAGAGCGACGTCTCAGGATGGGATTGGTGTTATCAAGAAAGTGATTTTGAAGCAAATCTTCAGCGACGTATATGTCTCACTTCATCAGATGGAACCCTGTTTGCCAAATTGCTCAGAGCGCATTATTATTGTATGTCTCGCAAAGTTATGGTATTATCAGATGGTTCTCTGATACAACAGGTTTTGCCTGGTATTATGCCTTCAGGGTGGTTTAATACTACACCGGACAATACTTTCGCCAGAATCAACACTCATGTTATGGGAGCATGCGAGCAAGGAATAAAACCTGCTATCGCTTCCAATGGTGATGATTCTATAGAAAGAACACTTGATGACCCGACCGAGACTTATCTGAAATATGGTAAGTTCTTGAAGAACTCGAAAGTGGTGAACGCAGACGATTTTGAATTTTGCTCTATGCATTTCATGTCTTCTGGACTCGCTGTCCCGGTAAATACTGATAAATGCTTAGTGAATATTCTATCTTATAAGCCTACAAGCTATAAAGATATGCTAAGCCGTTTGAATGATTTCAAGCGCGATTTCAGGAATGACCCTGAATTGGGCGACTTAATTAGTTTAATTGAGTCAACTGGATGGACTGAATCATATCCACGCCCTCTTATTTTACAAACAGGATTCATTGGGTTTAACGACCTGAGAGACCAAAACAGTCACTTCTGTGCTAAACAAAATGCCAAGAGACTACACGGATCTCCCCCGAGCAGACTTAGTCTGATTAAGGTAGTCGTTATATGTATAGTCCTGTTGTTGTCATTGCAGTATCCAATACAAATGACAAGAAGAAATAAAATGAAATCCAGAACCAATAAAGGTGATGGTCGAGTCCGCCAGCTCGAGAAACAACTGGCGGCTGTAAAAATTAAAGCCAAAACACCTTTTGCAAGTGCTGGTTCTTTAGTTGGTGCAAAAGCAGGACAGATGTTTAATCTTCCTATGCTAAAAGGCGTTGGAAAGTGGCTTGGTAGTGGTATCGGCTCGATTTTTGGATCGGGTGATTACACACTAGCAGGAAGCGCTCCGTCGTATAATGTACTAGCTAATGGCAGCCAAATCCCAAAGTTTTCTACTAATCACGCGACCAACATCGTGTGTCATAGAGAATACCTTGGTGATATTACCGGAACCGCTGCATTTAATGTGAATAACTACCCACTCAACCCTGGAATGGCTACAACCTTTCCTTGGTTATCGAGTATTGCTGATAACTATTCAGAGTATAAGTTTCACGGAATCATATTTGAATTTCGTCCACTTATTACTGATTTTGTTACCGGTGGTGCTCCTGGTGTAGTTGTTATGGCTACCAATTATAATGCCGATCTCCCTGTTTATACAACTAAACAGCAGATGGAGAATAGTGAATATGCTGTTAGTGTTAAACCAACGCTTGCACTTATTCATGGCATTGAATGTGATCCTTCGCAGACTGATCCCGTGATCAAATATGTCCGAAACTCCGCTTTGGTTGCCGGAGTGGATCTCAAGAATTATGATTGGGGTAATTTTCAATTTGCAACTCAAAGTAATCCTATTCAGAATCTAGGTGAGCTTTGGGTATCCTACTGTGTAGAGTTTTATAAGCCAGTTTTGACCACTACTTCTGGACCTAGTGTGTCGGCTATTACTACTCATACTTACCGTACATCTTGTACTGCTGCTAGTCCTTTGGGAACTATCCAGTCAAGTTTGTCGGGCAGTCTAGGTGCAACGTTCACGGCAACCACAGTAACCTTTACGGCTACTGCTGGTCAATTATTTATGGTGAATACGGTTTGGAATAGTGGAAGTGTTACTTTCACTGGTCCAACTTTTACTGCCACAACTAATTGTGCTATAGTGAACTATTATGGAGGGGCTAGTTCAGGGACACAATTGTGTCCACCTTCTGGAGTAACTCTTACTAGTAAGAACAACTTACAAGCTGTC